TAACTGCACAGCTTTCCCACGGCTCTTTTATAATCCCGGTTCGATACCGTATCGTCCCGGAACAGGCAATGCTCCTTGACCCACGGGGCGTTCACAATGATCTTCGTTTCTTTATTCTGGGTCGTATACTTGGTTTCGATCTTCGTAATCCCGCCCTGCGCCTTGACCGCTTCTTGAACCTTCTGCGCCACCCGACCGCCAGCAGAATTGCTTTCAAAGCAGGATTTCTTGACCTTATGGCGCATCAGGGCAGATACCAGCAGCCCGTCAACGACCTCATAGTTTCCGTTATCGCACACGATTTCTTCAATATAGTATTTGTCCCCGTATTTATAGGCGATTGGCATCACGCAATCGTCCGATCCCTTGTCCTTCGTGTCGCAGACCGAGATCACAGCGTCCGGGGCTTCATCTGGCAGTTCAAAATACCGCTGCAACTCATCTTCCAGATAGAGTAATCCCATCCTCTCAATCGGGTGGTTCATGTACAGGGCTTCCCAATTCACCTTGTCCATGATCTCCCGCTGTTCCCGGTAGAACTTGGTCGAGAACCCGACCCCGTAGGGGTAGTGGAAATTGCTCTCGTCCTGCTCGTTCATAGCGGATAAAGCAATAAATCTCGCCCTCGGATCACCCTCATATTCTTCTTCCAGCCGACCGATTACATCATGGACGCTCCACCGGGTAGCAATGTGTAACTCTTTACACTTATCACCGATTTTACGCTGACGGAGGTCGGTGGTATAGGTTTCCCACAGCTTATCCAGCCGATCTTTGCTCAAAGCAACCTCGATCCCGGACACCAGATCGTCACAGTAGAGCAGCCGAGCAGCCCGGTACAGACCTGCGTTACCCGTTCCGATAGAGGTAAATTGCAGGGTTTCAAACCGCTTCCGGGAGCCAATGTCGATACGGCAATCCTTGGCGTTCGTGTTACACACCGCCACGCCGGGAAACGCTTCGCCCCAGAGGTATTCGCCGTTCTGCTCAAAGATTCGCAGACATTCGTCATAGGTTCCCCGGATGAAGCTGTTGGAGTGTGATCCCGTCAGAATCGGATCGTCCGGGTACTTCCCGGCAAGCCAAGTCAGGTAGAATAGGGCAAGGGTGGTCTTTCCAACGCCGGGGGGCATCGAGATTGCCAGAATGTCCAGCTTATCGTCCGCTAAATCCTGAAGGGCATCCACAACCTGTTTCAGAATCGCTCTGCGAGGGACATAGAATTTCTTCTTCGGCTCCCGGTTCCATTCCACGAACAGTAGGTAGGAGTCGAAATCCACCGGGGCAAGGGTTTGCAGCGTCCTCCGGTGGATCGCCATTAAATCCTTCGCCTGATTTAAGTCCTTCTCCACCAATACAGGAACCGCCGTATTCAACTGTTCAGCCAGCCATTTCAGGTATCCGACCGCTTGGGGATCGTCCTGCTTGAGCAGTTCCTTTCCCGTGGCGTAGTAATCCTCATACGCCTGACGGTCAAAAGGGTCTTTTTGTATTTTTTCCGCAATTTTGAGAATCAAAGTGTTCAAATTCACCATCCAAGTGTACCTCCCAGAATCCAGATTAAAGCCTGTTGCACCAGCCACAGGAACCCGCAGAACAGGCAAATCATTCCGATCACGAAGCAGATCGCCACGAACACCGCCAGCCAATTCACATTCCGCATAACTACCTCCAAAAAGACAAAGCGCATGAAAGCGTTCTTCGCAATCATGCGCTCATTATTACTTATAGGTTATAACTTCGCCACCAATAAGGTCAATATCGCCATTTCAGCCCTCAATGGCTATCTTGAGCCGGGACAAGTTTCATGTATTTTTCCCAGATCGGCGTTTGATCCATAACGGTTTCAATCTCTGTATGCCCGTCCTGATAGGTCAGGCGAAAGGTCGTTTCTCCCCGGAACTTGGTTGTCCGTTTCCCGGTCACAGCACCCGCAAAGGCTCCCGCCCCGCCAGCGATCATCCCGCCGACAGCAGCCCGTCCGAGGGCTGACCCGATGCTCCCTTTTGATACCGCCCGTCCGTCCCCGTGGGCGATAATCTCCGCTTTCACCAGCGTCCGGTAGGGTTTACTGTCCCGGATATCGTCAATCACAGAGGTCGTAAGCCGATCACTTTTCCCGTGTGCTTTCCGTACCGTTCCCCAGACGATAGCCCCGATGCAGATCGCCAGAAACGCCACGACAATAATGATAGTCTCGGTGTCCATAATCAATCCTCCTTCAAAATCGCTTCGTGCTGGTTCTCAACCGAGTTCTCGCCATACTTGTAATGTCCCCGGTAGGTTTCCTCGTTGTTCAGGATCGTCTGCACCGCCGAATGAAGGAACGCCCCGCCTTTCTTCGTCTTATATCCACGCTTGTTCAGTTCATCGGCAATCCCGATCAGCGTCCCGCCCTGCTTCCGCAGTTCAAACACCGTCCGCACGATCTCCGCTTCCTCCGGGACAATCACCAAACATCCATCTACAACCCGGTATCCAATCGGGGGCTTCCCGCCAGCGTACCCGCCCTCTTTGACCTTGGCGGTGCGACCCATGGAAGTCCTGACCTGAATATTCTCGGATTCCATCTGGTTAAAGCTGGACAGGATTCCGATCATAGCCCTTCCCCAAGGGGTCGTGGTGTCGAGGGTTTCATTCAGGGACACCAGAGCAATGTCCTCTTTCAGAAAGATATCCTCGATGATCGTCATGGTATCCCGCTGCTTCCGGGAAAGGCGATCAAGCTTGTAGATTACAACGGCTTCAACCTGCCCTGCTTTGATATCCTCAATCATCTGCTGCAATCCGGGGCGATCCATCGTCCGTCCGCTGATGCCCGGATCAGAATAGGTCTTTACGTAAATCCAGCCCTTGCTTTCGACACAGGCTTTGCACATACGTTCCTGTTCTTCAATCGAGTATCCCTCGTTCGCCTGTTCCTGTGTAGACACTCTGGTATAAACACACGCTTTCTTCTGCTCAAACATTTTCTTTGACCTCCCATACATCGGTGAAACCAACATGATATCCCTCGCAGTATCCCTTGATATAGCAGATTACACTATACAGGTTTTGATACCGGGCGATCTGTTTCCTGTGCCAACCATAATCCCGATCACCCTTGTATTCATACCAACGCTTGTACAGATGGTAGGGATTCTCGGTTTCGTTTTCCCTGAAAGTACAGTAGAGGTTTACACCGTCTACGTTGATATCCAGAACCTTTCTCGTCTTGGAGTTAGCCATTGGTGATCGCTCCTTTCGTGTCCTTTCATGGTCTATTATAGACATTTACAATTATTTGTCAATAGGTTTTTGTAAATTTTCTTTTTATTTTTCCGGGATATTCGGGAGCGTCCCTCGGCGGGGTAGGGCTTGTCCATATATCCCCCACCAGCCCCACCAGCCCGGAAAGGATCGGAACAGCCCCACCAGCCAACAGCCCACCAGAACCAGAAAACCAGCCCCACCAGCCCGGAAAGGATCGAAAAAACCAGCCCGGAAAAAATAATTTACAATTTTTCTTGAATTTCTGTAATTTACCTATTGAAATTTACTATAATATGTGTATAATTGTAAATGTAAACGGAAGGGAAACAAAATAACCCGTTTACGGAAAGGAAAGAAAACAATGTTTACGCTGTTCTGTCTCTTATGGGCTGTTGCGGGAATTATGGCTTTATATCTGGTTATTGATTCCCTTGCGGAAAAAATTGTTCGGTTCAAATATCGCAAGGAAATTAAAAAATATGGAATCAAATTTGATTATTAAAAAGGAGGAAAAGAAAAATGTATCGTTACCAGCTTTTAGGAATTGCCCGGATTATGGAAGGGTACAAAGAAAGGGAATTGACAACGGATTATTTGAACCGGAAACAAAAAAGCTTTTATGGAAAAGCCCGGATTATTACTTGCAATGACGGGCAATATTTACAGAGTTATGAAACGATTGTTGCAAGGATCGACAACAGCGGAAATTTTGCCCGGTTATGGGCTGGTTATTCCGCAACGACAGCAAAACACATTGATGCTTTCAGGCGGGAAAACGGGCTTGCGGGAATCAGTAAAAAAGAATGGGACAAATTGCCCGTTGTGACTATTTAAGAAGGGAGGACAGAACAATGAATAAAAACGTGATTATGTGGCATGGAAGAAAATATTTCCTGTTGGGGGAAGGAACAGACAACCGGAAATATTATCTTGAAAATGCAAGTTTTGATTGTGGCTGGTATTGGGGAATTGGTTATATTGAAAGCTTTACCAACAACCGCAACCCGGAATTATCAAGAGATATTGCAAGCCATAATCATTTTAATTCCGTAATTTTCGGACAGCGGGAAAACGGTTTTGATACATTCAAGAAAGAATTTCCTGTCAACCCGTTTTCCGATTCCGAAATATGGAAAATATGCGAAATAATGAAAGCTTGCTATATTGCCCGTAATTATTCGGATATGCTGCATATTGGTGGCGCACATTATACCAGCAATCCAGCAGCGGAAACAATCAAAAATGAAAAGGAATATAAACGGATAAACGAAATAATGATTCCGAAATTACTTGACGAATTGGAACAGATTTTGACAGGAGGGACAGAAAAATGATTTTACGTTTTGCAACCAATAGGGACAGAAACGGAAACAGATATTATTTAATTCTGGATTGTTGGGAAAAGAAATTTTCCGTTGTCCCTTCCCGCTGGTTTAACCGCAACGATTTTATTATAGTTACAAAAACGGAATTGCGGAAAATCAAGGAACAAGCAAAAACCTGCAATTATACGGAAACAGATAATCTTTATTGATAGGAGGACAGGAAAATGAAAACCGAAATTATTACAAAGGACAACCGGGTTATATATCGTTGTTCCCGCTGGATTAAACGACAGACAAATTATAACCCGAATAAAAGAAATTCTCTGTTTTATTACGCAACAGACGAAAACGGATACAGAGAAGGACAGACAGGTTATAACCCGAAAAATGGGCTTTACCTTGATTATTTCCGCTGGAATGGTAGAAATTGGGCTATCGAACAATTTTTATGCCTTGATTATCCAATTATGTGGGAAGATAAAGAAGGAAAATTAAATTTCCTTTCCGGGTATGATTCCGAAAATTATTACAATCCGATTTTGATTGAAATTGACGAAACGGGCGAATATATCCGGGTTTATGAAGAAGGGAGGAAATAATATTGCAATGGGTTTTTCCTTGTCTGGTTCTCTGTTGGGTAATATGGGAATTATGGAAAGAAATTGACAGGAGGATTAAAAAATGAAACGGGTTTTTATAATAACCGATTGTATTTCCGGGCAGGTTGTCGCAAGGATCGAAACGAACAACGGGAAAAACGCCTTGCGGAAATTCCGAAACGGGCTTATGTCAACCGGATTTTATGAAATACATAAACGCTGCAATCGTTGGGTTTTATCGTCAACTTATGGGGCTTATTTTGTAGCAAGCCCGGAACAGAAATAAAAGGAGGATTAAAAACAATGGGTACAATCAATTACAGAACCAGCGATTATATTACAATGGGAATTAAGCCATACGAAACAGAGGATTATAAAAACGATTCGGATTTTATCAATTTTATTCGGGAAGAATGGGGAATTGATACAGACAACGAAACAGAAGTATATAACGCAATTCGGGAACAGATTGATTTTGATTATGAACAGGATATTGAAAACGTAAAATCAATTCTGGACAAGTATAATTTCTGGTTCTATCATGTTGCAATCAAGCCCGGATATTATGAAGGATTTTCACTTGATATCGAAAACAATTTTCCGATTGCTTATGATTCTTATAAAGATAAAAAAGCAGCACAACGGGAAATAACCCAATTAAAACAATTTTTGATTGATTGTGCTGGTATTGGGCTTGTCTGTTGCTTTCCGGGCTGGTGTACAACATATTTTGACTATAACGAAACAATAAACCGAATAAAAGCAGCAATCAAGGAAATTCGGGAAGAATCACGAAATATAACAACATGGACAGCAGCGGAAAGGAAGGAAATAGAACTATAATGATTATACTTTGCATTTTGTTCCTTCCGCTGGTGATTATTGCGGAATTACTGAAAATCACGAAATAAAACCAGAAGTGAACCGGGCAAAATAGCCCGGTTTTTCTTTACCCGGAAAACCAGCTTGCAAGCCCGTTTTCCGGGCTTTTCTTTTTCGGATAATACACCAGCCCACCAGCCCCACCAGACAAGCCCGGAACAGCCCATAAAAGCCCGGAAAAAGGATCGAAAAACCAGCCCACCAGCAGCCCGGAAAACGGGCTTGCATTTTAAGCCCATTTTTAGGCGATTTTACCCGGTTCTTGTTTTCGGATATATAAATATACGTTAAACCTATTACAAGCGATTTTAAGCCCCATACAAGCCCGAAAAACAGCATATACAAAACAGAAAACCGGAACAGCGAAAACCGGAAAACGGGCTTGACCGGGCAAGTTAGAACCAGCCAACTAGCCCGGAACCGTTGACAGACAAGGCTTGCCCGGTTTTCGATCCTGTTTCCGAGCAGCCCAACCAGCCCGATCCAGAATCCGGGTGTGCCAGCGAGTGTGCCAACCATAGTCGTAAGGGGTCTGGAAAATTTTCAAAAGTCGAAAGTCGTAAGCCCCAAAAAGTCGAAAACCCTTCCGAAAGTCGAAAGGGTCTAAAGTCGAAAGTCGTAAGCAAAGTCGAAAGTTATTCAGAGTCGGAAGTCGTTTCGGGCAGGGTGTAACGGCTGGCAATATCCTGTGCCGAATAGTCGGAGTCGGGGTTGTTCGGGGTAATGACCACATCCTGCTTGTCCTGATACCCGAAATTGTTCTTTCCGAGGAAAATACCAGAGACAGGATTGATGCGCCCTGTCAACATATAATTCTCCCAGATTTCCTCCATTGTCTTGTACGCCTTTTTGATAATGTCCGTCACAGTTGAAGGTAACGAAGCCGTTGAACCCCTTGTGTTTCCATACTGTCCCGTCCTTATCTCCCAAAGTCGTTTCCGATCCATTCCGTTCAGAGCCAGCCCCAATCCCGCAACTGTCGGTCTGTTTCCATTTCCTGTCACAAGCTGAAAATAAAAGTTGATTCTATCCTGTACCTGTTCAGGATCATTGAGGTCAATATTGGGAAGATTCATCAAAGTAAGACTCTGTTGCATTAAAGCCTGTTGCACAGTAAGGTCAATCTCCTGATATAAGTCGGGGGACATTGCTGGATTCCCGGCTTTCTTCCGTTTGACCACCTGCTGACCAACCTGATCCATCTCATCCTTTTTCATAGTCGTAAACCTCCTTGAAAGTCGTTTTTCATCCTGAAAGGCAACGGGGGCATTTTTTCGATTCCCTTTTATATGGTATATAGTATTGGTTCTTTTTCTCTCCATATAAAGGTTAGTTTATAATTGCCCCCAATGCCCCCCAGATTTACAAATTTCGGTTGCATTTCTGCAACTCTCCCGTGTAAAGGTCAGTTTATAAATGCCCCAACTGCCCCAAGGCTTATTCTTATTCATCCTATTGGGGGCAAATTTTATTTTAACTTTCCCCAATTAAAATCATGGTATCATCCATCATTTTTCGATCAATTTCGACTCGCATACCATAAATTGTGTAGGCTGGGTAATTTGCTGTTTTATGACAAATTAAATCTACACATTCACATTCATAAACAAGCTGGTCGAATGTATGTTGCGACATTCGGATCACGCTCGGAATACTATTGTTCTTTCTATGTTCCCACATCATTCGTTTGATATCGTCAATTATCATAGTTTGATCCTTCCTTCCGAACCGATCTCTTTTAACTCCAAGTCGGTAATGACATAATCGCCATGACTCTTTAGCGAACCAAAGCCCCGGACTTCCAATTCCTCATAGAAAGTCGTAGACCCGATAGGCGTGAACCTGTTTTCTTCCCGGCTGCACCAGTTCCGGTAGGCTTTGTACATATCCGACCGTTTGACCTTGCCTTGTGTTTTCAAGACACAGCAATCCTCAATAAACGCACCGATGCGGTCATGTAAACGCTGGTAATTGGCGGTAGCCTGTCTGACAACCTCCGGGGGATTCAGACCTTCCCGGAAATACATCCTCGCTCCTTCAATCAGCCATGAAAGGATAGTAGGCTGGTTCTGCGGATCGGTGAAAATCTCCTTGAGGTTAGTATCACGGGCATCCTCGTCAAAGTGTTCGTCAAAGGTGATAACCCAGATGCGATCCGATTTGAAAACCGTTTCGTCCGTGACAGCGGGAAGATAGTTGGTATTCAGCCAAAGGGTAAACTCCGGGACGAATCGGAAAGTCGATTCATACAAGCCCCGGACGGAAAGCGTGTCTCGTCCGGTCATGGCTTTCATACTTCCTGAATGAATCCGCTGCCCCCGGTTGGATTCTGCCATGGAAACGATTCTCGACCCCACGAGTGTAGCGAGTGCGGGTTGGGGCGAGTTAAAGTCGGTATAGCCACCATTTTTGCGCTCAAGGATCAGGTCTGGTACGGATGCCCGGTAATAGTCCTCGCCCAAGCATTTCTCAACTGCGCTGAACAGGGTTCCTTTGCCGTTTCTGGATTTGGAACCGTAGGCAACAAACATACATTCTTCTTTGTTGATGCCGAGAAGCGAGTAACCCAGCGCACGTTGCAGGAACGCAGCCTTTTCCTTGTCGTGGCTCATGATCTCGTCAATAAAGCTGAACCAGCGGGAACATTCTGGGGTAAAGTCATCAAGGGGATAGGTTCTCGCACGTTTTGTGATGTTGTAGTCGGAAATATCCTCCACAAACTCCCCGGTGCGAAGATCGACAGGAGAGAAAGTCGTATTCAGGATATACGGGTTCTTGTCCATTTCGGAAAGGTTCATAATACATTCCGTTTTCAACTCTTTTAACACGCTTTCGATTGCGCTGTGCGTCCTGTATTTCTTGATGAACTTCTCAAAGGCTTCGATGTAGCTGGTCTGGTCTTTCTTCTGCTCGTCCTTCAATTCCTCATTATGCTCCACCAGCCATTTCTGCTCTTTGCAGTACAGGATCAGCAGGTTCAGGAGAGTCGTAAAGCGGGTGTGAACTACGTTTTCCGTCCCTTCCTGCTTAACCCATTGATTGTCCTCCCAGATGTACCAGAGGTTGTTCTGCGGGGAAAAACGCATGGTATCGCCCCAAGCATCTTCCATGAGGTTGACCATGCCGAGGTCATCCCAAGAATAGGTCAGCGTGTCGTGGTGCGGTTTCAGGTTCATCAGCCGAAACATTACCTGACTCGCTTCCTCATCTTGGATTCCTCCCGGCATGGAGTTGAATTGATAAAACTCGTTCATAATGTTACTCCTCTCTTATTGTCAAAGAGTCGTAGACCTTTTCAATGACTTCCTGAATTTTATGAAACTGCATGGCGATCCAATCAACGACCAATTCCTCTTGCCCGTATTCTTTGTGTTCCCATGATTCAGCAAGACCGGATTCAAACATAAACGCATGAACGATTTCGTGCCGAATTACTTTTTTGATAAACACATCAGGCTTGGAACAATTCGCAGCAGGGGGCATCTGGCAGATGTGGATTACTTTGGAGGTATTGTCCGTTAGACCATTGCAGGTAGCCAGCCGGGGATCATCTTCCTCCGTGACAACCTCAATGTTCCACCACGTTCCGAGGATTTCAATATCCTCATCGAGTTTGAACTGTGTCATCCTCAATACCCTCCGTTATGCTCCCGCATCCATTCTTTCAGCGCAACCTGCGCCTTGGCAAAACAGAGTTTCATGTCTGCGTCCTGAACACTTACCAGAATAGCGTCCTTGCCCTCGGAAGGGCTGTTGGGATAATCCTTGGCGCAGCCCATTTTCCAGACCTTAATGCACCAATCCAGCGTCCGGGAGTAGTAGATTTCCAGATGAAGCGGAAACCTGCGCCGAAGGTCGTTGAAGAATAAGAGAAAGTCTGTCATACCTTGAATCCTCCTTCCTTATAATCTGATTTAACCAAGTCATTCTTGGCAAATTTGTGAAAGGATTCTAACCCGTTATCCTGAATGATTCGCAGGAAATACAGGATCAGGGCTTCCGTTTCCGGGTGAAAATGCCGACCTGCTCTGACCTTCCGGTAGTAGTTGATCGGGTCATCCTGCGTCCACTTTCCCTTGGCGTAGACTTTCCCGGCTCCGATCCAATCACAAATCATTTCAACCACATATTTGTAGGGGATTTTGTTTGCTATGATCTCGCCGTTCTTGCCGAAGTCGATCCAATACTCCCAATGATGAGGGTTATGCCCCATGTGATGCTGCCAAGCGAGGGAGTAACCGCACTCGTCTTTCTCGGCTTCGATAGGGCTGCGATTGCCTTGAAAATACTTGGCTGACGGAGCAAACTCTGTCCGGGAAAACTTGGAAAGATCGTGTTTTAAGCCCTGCCAAGCAATCCTGCAAGCCCAGCACTCCCGGAATACCACCTGTTTGTGCTTTATCACCGTTTTGAAATGTCTCCATCTTACGCCCATATTACACACCTTCTCCCTTTACATCCCGGACGGATACGATATTGGTTGCCTTGTTCCATGCTCGGATCGCCCCTCGTTTGGTAAGGTAATGGGAATAGGAGCAGAAGCAGTATCGACATTCGATGCCCCATTTCTTGAGCCGTTTCGGAACAACCGTCCGGGTCAGGATAACGTGCCGATCTCCGCATACGGGGCATGGCTTGACCTTTTTCTTGAGGATATTCCATTTCTTTTCGATCTTATAGGTGTGTTTCTGCTTCATCGTCATCATCCTCTCCGTCAATCGGCGTTCCGAACATAAAGAACTCAAGCCAATCCTCAAATTTCTGCGCTTTTTCCTTGCTGCCGAAGCTGGCTACCTTCAAAAGCTGGTTTCCTTCCCCAAGCCACAAACCGGGGCGTTTTCCGAAACCGTTAATCTGCTCCACGGAAATACAGTAGTTTCCTCTGGAATATGTCACCGTTCCCACCCCACTTGAAAGGTTTCCTTGAAGTTATTCGGATATTTTTCAAACAAATCCCGAATCTTCTCCGCCGTTTCCTTTACATCACAGAGAATAATCAGCGGAATATCATAAATGTGAATTTTTCCGTCCCCAAGGGGCGTATTGTTGACTTTCTCCTGCCGGGAGTCTGAAAGGAATTTCCGATCCTCGTCCGTTAATTCAATTCCCAGACGCTTTTCCAACTGTTCTACGGTCAGGTTTCCGAGAAAAATGAACATCCTGCGTTCCTCCTATCTGTGATCGCTCACCGGAACCAAGCTGATCCCGTTGAACCTCATATTCCAGCGGTTGATTGCAATTTGAACCGCCTTGGCTTCCCCGTTTCCTTCCAGCGGAATCTTGCCCGTCCGCATGGCGCAATCCATACACCGCACGTAGGCAACCCGCTTGGTTTCGCCCTTCACATAAGCCCTGCTGCGGGATTCAATATAAGGCGTTCCTCCGCATAGCGGACAAACTTTTAGATCATGTGTCATTTGATTAAACCCCTTTCTTTCTGCCATGAAATACTTCCTTCCCGCAGGAAGTTGTAGTAATACAATGGCGTGTTCATAAAATAAGTTCGTGGTTCTTTCTGCATCATTCTCTGGTGGAACCCAACATCCGACCAATAAGGTGTAGCTGGGAACCGTGTATCTCCGACAAACTCACGTTTCCAAGTCTTGCTCCACACCGCAACGAAGTTGCCCCGGTTCCGGGTGTAGCACCGACCCTTCCAGATGAAGTCGAAGAAAATCACATCAACATCGTTGGAGTACGTGATCTCTGCAAGCATTTCAAAGGCGAACTCATGCAGGAACCAATCGTCATCGTCCATAAACAGGAGCCAATCTCCCTGTGCTGCGTCAATCCCGGCGTTCCGGGTCAGCCCGTCCAGCCCGTATTCAACCTCGATCACCTTCGCTCCGAAGCTTCTGGCGATCTCCGCTGTGTTGTCCCGGCAGGAGTCGCAGACCACTATCAGTTCGTAGTCGGTGAAACTCTGCTCCCGGATGGATCGCAGACCTTTCTCGATCCACCCGGCAGAGTTGTAAGCGGGAATGATAACTGAAAACTTCATTTCAGCACTTCCTCCCAAGGAACAGCATCCCAGATTTTGAACTGCTCTTTCCAGACCCACCAAGCATCCTCCCCGGCGTAATGAATGATCCGTTCTTCTCCGGGGCGTTCCTCTGCGTAACGGCATTGGTTGTACTCTGGGGGAAGCCGAAGAATCCTGCCTTGGCACATCGTATTGATGCACCCCTGCTCCCCGTATTCAAACTCGTTCATGTTCAGGGCTTGGATCATCCGGTCTGCCATTCCGCTTTCTCGCATCTCCTTCAGGTTCCACATGACCACCCCACCGTTGATATAGGTATAATGGGAGGTGGTCTTGGAACATTCCGGTACGGCTGCGAGAAGGTGATCCCCAAGGTCAATCTTCCAGAGTTCGGAGATATCCCTTACGGCGAAAGCGTCAGCGTCAATCGCCAGAATCCGGTCAACCTCCGGGAGCAGCTTGCACAGGGCGATTTTCATCAGCACCATATACGTACACCACGTATGGTAGTTCGCCCCGTCAGGCGGGAAATAGGTCTGCCCTGCCACGTTTACGGTTTCAACCTTGTCCGGGAGGGGTTCTGGAAACTCGTCATCCTCTATGAACAGGTAAATCTTGTCCACGTTGCTGTTCTTCAGCAGGGATTTGATGGACGGGATTACTTTGTCATAGAGGTTCCGGGTGATGCAGTAACAGGCATAATTCATTCCTGTTCCTCCTTCACGATGGACAGGTTCGGTTTTGGCTGCTTCTCCTTTTTGTCCCGATCTTCCAGCAGGAAGATGATCTCACCGATCATCGTTTTCGGGAGGTAGGTTTTCTCCCAGCTTTTCTCCGCTTCCTTGAGGGTCTTTATCATCTGTTTCCGTGAAGTCATGGCTCATTACCTCCTGTAATCTTCTATTGCGGTGATCCCGTACTCAATGGCACAGGTGTTTTCAATCTTGCACCCACGGGCGTTCTCCCAGCCCTTGCAGAAGTAGGCAACATCGGCGGTAGCCAGCAGTTCGAGGGACTTGCCGAGGAACCACAGGGGCTTTGCGTCATGGGGAGCGTCTTGAAAGAAGGAATCAATCACTTCGATTTCCTCTCCGGGAAATTTTTCTTTCACAGAGTCGATTGCGCTCTGCCGGTCCTTCAAGATTTCTTCGTTGGTTTTGCCGTTCATCGGCTGGGAAATAAAGAGTTTCATTTTGTTTACCTCCAAAATTTTTAATCGTTTTACGGCGATTCCTCAAAATCTTCTTCGCCGTAGCAGTAGGTTCCCAGATGCCCGACCTTGATCCGGGAGTCGCAGTAGAGTTTCGCCCCAAGCTGCTTGGCTTTCCAGCAGAAGGAGATATCCTCCCCGAATCCCATCATGGGCGAGAACGGCATCCCATAGTTCTTCGCCACTTCTTCAATCAGGCTGACATTCATCATCACCGCCCCGAACCCGGACGCTTCAACCTCAAACAACTGATCCTTCGGGTAGTTCAGGATCGGATCGCTGGTATGGTAAATGCCGTAATCGTTCTTCCCGTAGGTTACGTTCTTGTAGATGCAGGGCTTGGTAGGAAGCATCCGCATAAAGCACAGGGCAGAAACATAATCCAGACCGGAGTCCATATCAGCACTCAACCGTTCCAGCAGGTCAGGGTTAAACTGCATATCCGAATCGAGGAACATCAGGCGGTCATACCCGCCCTCAATGGCTTTCTGCGCCATGGAGTTTCGGGAGTCGTAGATCAGGGAAGCAACCGTGATCGAAATCTTGGTGTCAGCCGTTCTCTTGAGTCCCATCAGGTTCAGCATGAACCGGGTGTGCGTCATTTCCAGACAGGGTATCCCCAGAAGTATTTTCATTCGTCTTTTCCTCCACTTTCAGCATCCAAGCGTTTTCGGTCAGGCGGGACAACCGCCCCTTCCTGCCGTTCATAAACGTGCAATCAATTCCGGTTCCGACCTCCATTTCCCGGAAGTCGAAATATTCTGGCATTTCATAATCCAGCACATCCCCAAGGTAAACCCCGGCACACATGGGATAAACATCGTCCGGGATTTCGACCATAAATGTTTTCATCCTGATCCCTCCTTAAATCTGCATCGGGGGATCGTGGCTGGCATCGTTCCACGCCTGTCCCTTTCTGTCCCCGGCTCTCGCTGGCATTTCGTCAATGTCCACCGGGAAAACGTTCACGAAATGTTGGTGTTGTTTGTTGTCGAAGTAGCAGTTCCAATGGAGCATATCGTTTACCGCCCGGTCATACCCGCAAGCGAACTCTTTCCTCCGCATTGGAGCGTCCGAGACATAGGAGATCAGGATTCCGATGATTGCTCCGATCAGTAACAGCAGAACATCACTCATTGGGTTTGTCCTCCTTTTCGTGCAAGCGTTTCCGGTATTTCTCCCAGCAACAGAGCCGAAGGGCGTACTCAAGCCGTTCTGCGTCCATGACAAGCTTTCCGGTGTTGATATCCACGGACGCATCGTTCAGGATATTGTCGATAAACATATTCAGCCGAACATTTTCTGCTTTGATCTGGTTATAGGAGGAAAGGGTCAGAGTGACCGTGTTCTCATTCGCCATCTTCCGGTTCCTCCTGCTCCATCATGTCTTTGTAGTCCTCGTCCGTGGGGTTGTATCTCCCGCAATCCCGGATGCCGACCATCTGCTGCGTGTGGAAGTCCTTCCAGAACCGTCTGGTCAGCGGGGTTACGAAGTAGGCGGGGCGGTTGCCGAAGCAGACCATGGCTGAATTTTCCCTGCGGTTCAGCAGGACGGTGGTCAGTTCCTTCGTGATCGCCTGACCTGACATTCCACCGCCCTCGTTGAATCCGGTGGCGGTGTTGCTCCACAACTGCGGGAACACGTAAATGTCCGTGTCCGGGATGAACAGCTTGGTCGAGTCAGCGTGGTTTTTCAGCAGGGTTTCCTGAAAGCGGTAAGCCAACAGGTCAATGTTGGGGTAATTCATCGGATGCCCCTCCTTTCTTTTTCTGCCCGTATTTCAAACTCATCCGCTTCCCGGACGAAGCACACCCGATCCCAATTTATCAGGATTTGCGGGTCGGTCGGGGTCATGTGTTCCGGGTTGGCAATATACGGGGTAATGCTGAAGAACTCGTTCGTGTGTCCGGTCAGCATCCGTCCGTGGTCAAAGACCACCGTGACCCAAGGGAGGTTTCCCATGGTTACACCCCCTCGATCTTGGAAGCGATCATATCCGCATGGTGCGTCCAGAGAACGTTCGGGAACCGTTCAATGGCTCTGCCGTAGAACTCCCATTCCTCTTTCTCCGTGTAGGCTCCCATGTGATACCGGATACAGGCTGCTTCTTCCTCGGTCAGCTTCAGCAGGGAGGAAAGCATAATCACACTCTTGTCCCCGTGACCTTTGTACAGGGTGTGAGCGTCAAACTCATAGTGGAAAAGGTTCTCGCCGTAAAGCATCGACCCGTCCTTCTGGGGCTTCCCCGGTGCTTTGATGTACTGATCCGTCTTGCACAGGTCGTGGAAGAATCCAACGATATACGGGCTTTCCGGGCGATTCCATTTCAGGTTGTTGTCCTCGGTCAGCTTGACCAGCGTTTCCATGACCATCAGGGAATGGTCGAACAGCCCTCCCTCATAGGCTCCATGGTACTTCGTGCTGGCGGGTTGGGCGAAGAAGCACTTATCGCATAGGTAGTCCGAGGGGTCAAACTTCAGGTTGATGAAGTTCGGCAGAATGAAGTCCCGGAAGTGGGCGTAACGGTCTTTCCAGCTAATCGTGCCGGGTTCGGTTTTGATAATTTCCAGAATATCCATTGTTATTTCTCCTTTCTGACTCTGCGGAGTCCGTTGTCGTAAGCGTCCCGGTCAAACAGGGGACAATTAACGACAACAAATGTTTCGGTGTCTTTGTTGTGGGTGGGATACGCTTCCCATCCGGGAACCGGAATCCCGGCTGCGCTCCAAGGACATTCCCCGTCCTTGTTCGTAGCCTTGGAACATTCCCAGCATAATTGCTGTTTCCGTCCGGTCGGCGTGGAACCTTCAATCATTGGTTTCACCGCCCTGCGCCTGATTCTGCTGATCCACAATCCCGTTGATAACCATCAGCGTGATCGGATCAAGGTTTCCGTCCTTGTCCATGGCTTTCTGGTACTGACCGTACTGAATGATTTCTTCCGGGGTTCCGGTTAGTATCCCGCAGGGTTTCAGGGTTTCTTTGTCCAGCATGATGATCTGCATGGTGTCCTCCTATCTCTTGTAGCGGGTAATGCTACGGGTTATACTCTCGATCTCATAGTCATCCAGCACCGGGTCACAGGCTACAGCGTTGGCGTAGTGCAATTCCTCATACACCTTTTCCGGTGGGTATCCCGCCGAGTGTAGTATCCCGGCGAGGGATGCCATGGAAATGTTTCGGCTTCCCGGCGTGATCCGGGGGTATTTTGGGCGAAGTTTGATCTTTCCGTTCTCATCGGGGAGTTCCCAGACGGGCGAATAAATTCTGGTTCCTCCCGGCTTCCCGTCCCCTTCCTTGATTTCATCTTGGAAGTAGGTTTCCACCACGTAGTCAATCGCTGCCTGATTCTCGATGATCTCCCGGAACAAAAGCACATCCCCCGTGGTGATGAAGTACCGCCCGTCCCGGTATATCTCAACGCCCTTTTTGTTGTTCTTCCCGGAGAAGGGAAGCGTCCCTTTCAGGATCACATGGAACCCTCGCCCGGATCGGCTTCGCTCGGTATAGCTGTGGCACTTGCCGAGGATATCCACGGCGGTAGGTGACAGCAGCCCGTCCTCATCGAACCCGTCATCAATGTCGATCCCGATAATCCCGTTGTTATCGAATACGAAGCCGATATTATCCGTGTCCCCGCAATCTACCCGATGCACCGCTTCCTCAAAGGAAGCCCATGTGTCGGGGTCAGAGGATGACGCTGCGGAGCCATTCATGGGGTTTAATGGACACTTGGAATCAGCGTCTATGTTCACCCATTGTTCCAGCACCCGCATTTCCATCGGGATGTTCAGAAAGTTCTCGTTCATATCAGCCCTCGCTCAACCGCAAAGCATCGAAGCAATGCGTTGTTCAGAATCCAAAGGTAGTTCTGGCTGACCTGATACCGGACGGATACCGCAGCGAGGTTTTCCTTGAAGGAAAGATTTCCTGCGTAACATTCCAGCACCCAATTAACGTGGGGTTCAATGGCTTTTACCGCCTTTTCACACGCTTCCCAATCCCTGCGTTCCGCTTCGGATCGGAAGGTGATCCCGATGTTCCGGTTCTTGGCGTAGCACCGAAAGGCGTGGGAAGCGTACTCGGTGTAGTGGGGCTTACCCATGAGATCACTTCCTCTTTTTGCCGAATCCGTGATGCTTCGGCAGGGGAGTTTCCTCCTGCGGTTCCTCATCCATGAGGGGCGTGGGGACTTCAATCGTGCCGGGAAAGTAGAATTTCCAATCGGCGCAGATCGGGTAGTTCGGGAACTTGTCAGAAGCGTCCTCGACCTTCACGGCATCCTTGAGAATCCGCAGCGCACCTTCAACGCTCATCACGTTGCTTACGTTGTCTTTCCCGGCTACCATCAGGAAGTTGACCTTTCCGTGTTTGTCGGCGGTCAGGGCGTACCGTTTGCCCTCCCGGATCAGGGAATTTTCCATCACTTTTTACCTCCTATGATTAGTTCGTCTGCGTAGGGCAGGGCTTCGATCATGTGGCAGAACTCATGCCACTCATCAAGCTTGTGGTCTTTCCGGTACTCATAGATGTTCTTGAGTACGGCGTAGTCAGCGTCCCATGTCCGCTTCTGGTTATAGCTGCTGGGAAGAAGCTGGATAAGCTGCCACCAGAACATCTTGGCTCGGACGGGATCATGCTTGACGCAGTACAGGTATTTTTCCCGGCACTCGTTCAGCATCTTGATCGTTTCCTTGAGGATATCGCTGGGCGTTGTCCCGCTGAAATTGTCCGCTTCGCTCCATGTGTGGTCGATCAGGTGTTCCGTGCTGAACTGATCCAGCGTGAACTCCTTGGCGTGGATGCGGTGCATCGTGGAACAGGAATCGGCGGTAGTTCCGACTTTGTAGGTGTCCATTTCCTTCCACCAATAAAGCGGGGCGGTAATGTCCATCTGCACATGGATCATCCGCAGGTACTTTCCGTGAACCTGTCCAGCGTCCGCAAGGGTTGTGGCGAGTTTCAGGTCGTTCTCACCGATCTCCGGGGCTTCGTAAGGAACGATCATTTCCCGACCGTTGTCATCCTTTCCAAAGTACACTCCGTAGATAGAGTCCGCTTTCTCCCAACTGTCCTTCGGGTTTCTCATCCCCCGTAAGGCTCCGTCCCAGCCCATTGTCTTGACCTTCTCAATCAGGATCATGCTCATACTCCTTTCTGTGGATCGACTTCTCGGCTTCAAACCCGTCCGGGTATCGCTCCATCAGTTTGTCTACGTTCATCTGAAGCACCGTGTCGAGTTCGTATCCGATAGCGTGGGCTGCGACCGCCAGATACCACGCCACATCCCCCAACTCTTTTGCCAATTCCTCTCGGTTCAGTTCGTGTCCCTGAAACATGAATTTCTTGACGATATCCACGCACTCCCCGGACTCCCCGCAGAGTCCCATTACCCCGTTTATCAGCAGGTTGTAGGGCAGGTTGTCGGCATCCTTGGAGAAAGCTGTCCGCAGCGCAGCCACTTGGTATTCGTTGCCTGTCATCCTTCCGCTTCCTCCATTTCCAGCACCGTCATCAGGGCGTAGTTGGCGAGGTCGATCAGGGTATCCTTAATGCTCTCGTCATCCACCGCCCGTCCGGTGTCCCGGCTCAAGGTCTTAAACCGATTCAGCTTGTCGGAAAGCCTGATTCGGCTCATGGCATATCCTTCTTCCAGAAAGGTCTGGTGGAAGGAATCGCCGTAATCGTGGTTTTTCTTGGCGTACAGGTCGTTCAGACCTTCGCACAGTTTCCGGTGGCGTTCCACCTTCGGGTTGTTCAGGCTGCTTCGATATGTCGTAGCCATTGCTCTTACCTCCATTTCACATCCGGGAACATCTGAATCAGTTCCATTTTCGCTGCCGTGTCCGAGTCATAATGCCCGATATGCACGACCGTATCCCCGAACCGGGGGGAATCCAGCCTGACCGTCATTTCCCAACCGCCCGTGGAACTCTCCCGGATGATTGCGGTCAGGCTGTCGTTGTCTTTTTCCGCTTCATATTTCAGCATTTTTGAAGTCCTCCACGATCCTGTCTACAAAGTGGCACTCTCCGTCTTTCCCGATCTGGGGAAAGTCCCAATGGTATGTCCTCTCAATATCCTTCCGCAGAGGGCAATCACGGGCTTCCTTTCCCTTCTTCTCACAGAACACGCAGCTTAATTCCATTGCCTTGTCCGTGATCCGTTCAAGCGTTGCCGTGTCTACGTAGGTGTAAGCTTGTCCTTTGGGGGTGTTGCCAATGCAGTTCCGAACAACCACTTCCAGCCAAGTGTTTTGCAGTTCCAGCTTGATCTGGTGAATCTTCTCCGGGGGAATGGTTTCCAGCACCTTTATCAGTAGCTTTTCGCTCGTTGCCATTATCATCTTGGCATCCCGCCACCCGTTCGGAATCTTTTTCAGGCGTTTCTCTAACTCATGCCCCTTGTCGTTCCAGATATGGGCGATCCCGAAAAGCTGTCGGAGGGCGGTGTACTCCCGGTAGGACAGGGGATATTTCTGTTCGCTTTCCATCGTGCTTTCCTCCTATGCTCTGGGACGGTCTTAAACCGCCCCAGAGCCGTTTCCGGGTCTTACCCAAGCAAACTGTCGAGGTCAACGTTCGCTGCGCTTACAGGGGGCTTGGAAGCCGTTTCAGGAGCATTGGCGGTGGTAGCCTTGGGCTTCGCCTTTTTCTTGTCCTCCTTTGGCGGTTCCAGCTTCCTCGTCAGGGCTTCGGGATCGGGGCTTTCATCGAACTCGTCTGCCGGGTTCTTCTCCCGTCCGAGGTTGGCGTAGGTCTTACCGTTGTACTCGTTATGGACGATCTCGCACTCAATGTAGTGATCTACCAATTCCTGCGGGTCGATATCTTCCAGATCGAAATCGTTCATGGCGGTCTTGGCGAAGTAGGAGAAAGCGTTCATGGCTCCCTCGTTCGGCGCACCGTCCTTACCCTTAAAGCGGAAGGTTTCACGCATGGTCTGGTTCTTGGCGTTGACCATGTAAATGGTCAGGTTTCCAAAGGTTTCCTTGTACTCGACTCCGTAGATACGAAGCACCTGAAGTCCTTCATCCATGGGGGTGAATCCCCCGGTCAATCCGATCCTCGGCATTTTAGTTTTCCTCCTTCTTTTCTTCGGTTTCTTCGCCGGGTTCCACAAACAGGCGTTTCTTTACGCTATATGCGAAAGCAGCCCCGCCCATAGCGAACACGAACGCTCCGCTGGCTTTGTCCTCAAACTTGGGGTCGTTCATGACGCTTAACATTTCCTCGTTGACAGCTTCATCAAAAGCTTCTGCGGTGATCGTGATCTCGTTTTTCATGTGCTTTCCTCCTTCTTTTCGTTTACCGTCATGCGGTAGGTAGGTTCTGTGGGAACAAGGTACTTATCATAGATGTTGTCGGCTTTCAGCTTGTTTTCATCCAGCTTCATACCGCCCTCCGAACGGGACAGACACCAGACATACTTGCTGCCGGGAATTTCCGCTTTGGTGTCTCCATCCCGGAATTGGGTTTTCAGGTACGTTTTGACCTGATCCATAATGGTTTTCAGCCGTTTCTCCTTCTCCTTTACCGCATCGGCGTGGGCTTGGAGTTCGGCTTTCAGGGTTTCCCCTTCCTCGATCAGCTTGGCGATATCCGTTGCTGGGTTCAGGGTGTTCTTCCGCAGAACTTTCAGGATATCAGCGTCCGCTTTCTCATCGAAGTCCGGGCTGATCCCGGTTTCAACGTGGTCTTTCCACCACTTCTCGGCATCCGCAATCATCTGGGCGAAGTTCGGATACCGTTCCGAAACCTTGAAGGGCTTCGTGATCGTGTTTTCCACGCTCACCTTGTAATCTTCCGGGTGGTCGTAATCCTTCGGCTCAAGGAAGCTTGCCACCATGATTACATCGTCCACGCCCAGCAGGTAGGCGTACAGAGCAGCCTGAATTGCGTAGTATTCGGGAATGTCCTTTTCCCAATCTTCGCTCCGCTGGGTGGTTTTCATTTCCAGCACCGCCGAAATTTTCCCGTCATCGTCCCGGTCGAGATAGTCCCACATCCCGCCGAAATGCTTGTTCTCCGGGAAGAAATCGCCGTAGGTCTTGCTGAAATAATCCTCGCCGTACTTCTCCGTGGGAGTCAGCAGGTCGAACATGGCGTAGCTGCGCTTCATGAACTCTGCCTGTTTCGGCTCGATGACCTTACCAGCGATCGTGTACTTGGTGTCCTCAAACGGCTCCTGATAGGTCTTGGTAATTTCGCACCAAGTCTTGAACGGGGTGTTCCACTTATTCAGCCCGAAGATCGCTGCCAGACGGGTTCCGGTGATCTTCTTCGGGCGTTTCGGGGGATCAACCTCGATGTGATTTCCAACCCACTTAACCTGCACTTTCAATTTCCTCCATCTTCTCTGCGACCTTTTCCATGAACTTGGCGCAGTAAGTCTTGCTCAAACTCTTGAACCCGTCCGTTTGCACCGCCACCGCAGCCAGCCATTCTTCCGTGGGCTTCTCAAAGATCGTCTTTTTCGCCTTGTCTTTGAGCGTCCGCATGGCTTTCTTCAACTGCTTGATTTGCAGTTCATCGGCGTTTCCTTCCGGGGCGGTCAGTTCTTTCTTGACCTCTGCCCGTTCCTCTGCCGTTGCCGGGGGCTTCGGTGCGGGAGCCGGGGGTTCTACCGGGGTCTGGGGCAATTCGTCCGGGATGCCCTCTTTGCTGTCGATCTCGTCCCTCTCGCAGATATCGAGGGCGATCATGTACAGGTAACGGCGGTAATACGTGACCGTTGCGCCCATGACCTGAAGCGGGTTCACACCCCTGTTACCCTCCCACGCTGCCATGGGGATCGTGAAGTCGATTACCTGTTCCGGGTTCTCGGCGTTCACAAGGCTCATCGAAGCGATTTCCTTGTCCAGCCGAACAATCGGGAGAATCCCAACCCGTTCAAAGATCGGGGTTGCGACCGGAACAATGTCCGTCAGTTCGTAATACATGAACTCTAATTTCGGGTTCATTCCAGACTTCTTCACGCCCTCGTCTGCGAACAGCTTCCGGGCGAGGGAAAGCTTCTGGAAAAGGTTCATGCCCTTGGTTTCCACCGAAGCCCGTTCCGGTTCGGCGGGTGCTGTGGTTTTCCGTGTTGCCATAGTGGTTTTCCGTCCTTTCTTCTCTGGTTTGATTCCAAGGAAATCGTTGATCCGTTTCCTTGCCATAGCGATATAGAAGTTTTTGTCTATATCGGCTACTTTCGTGTGGTTTGGGTCGTTGATTGCGGTGTTGTCGATGATGCAATGTTCCGGGAGCATTTCGATCTTGGCGTTGGAATCGTCCTCGGCTTTGACCTTGAACAGTTTTCCGTACCTCTCGTCTGCCGTGGCGTACACCCGGTTTACCCGCTGGACAGGTTGTTTCTCCCCGTCAACAATGTGGTAGGCTTCCCGGTACTTCTGCCCCGCCTTGGCGATCATCTGGAACTTGGCAATGTCCTCGCACCCGTTGATCGTTTCCTCCGGGTCAGTTCTGTTTACGAAATATTCTTTGATCGCTTCGGCTACGATCACGGCGTTATTGTTGATGTTGAAAGCCCCTGCCGGGGCGATTCCCCGCACCACGTACCCGCCTTTGATCTTTACCGATCCGTCCTCCGCAATCTCAACGTAGTTGTTCACATCCTTCTGGTAGATTCGGCTGACCTTATCTTCCTCAAGTTCAAAGCCCGTCCGTTCCTGCCATTCCCCGGTGATTTCCAGCACCCGGTCGTATTCCTTCCGGTCGAAGCTGACCATGATACCGTCTGTATTTAGCTGCACAACCCGCAGGGTTTCGCACTCTTGGCACAACCGCCGTGTCATTTCCAGTAGGTAAAGCTGTCCGCTGATGCACACCGACCGGGCTTTCAGGGGATCGTACAGGTCGTTGTACTGATTTAGCTGCGCCCCGTAGGTGGTATTCGCAACCAGCTTCAAGGCGTTTGCCGTTGCCTTGTCCCCGGATTTCTTCGCCCTCATGCGTTCTTCCAGCATATCGGCGTAAATCTTCGGGTCGGGGATGTTCCGGGAGGTATACCCGCAGATCGTCATCAGGTGAGGGTAGTAGCTTGCCACATCGTAGTTTCGGATGATCCTGTCCCCGGCTTCTTCCTCCTGATAGAAGGGGATCGCCCCGTGGATACCGCCGAACCCTATCGTGGTCGGGCATCCGTACACATCGAGTTTCAGCTTCCCTTTGAACAGCGTTTCGTCCGGGATTTCCGGGTCTTTCATCCGGTCGAAGAAATCAAAGACCTCTTGGGGGATGTACTCTCGTTTCAGGTTCTCCGGGTATTGGTATTGCCGTTCATCCTCCCATTCCTTGTTCGGCTTCCTCGCACCAAGGTAGGCTGCGGTCAGCTTGGCGTTGGTCAGGGAGAGGGCTTTCGCATCGTCCAGATTCACAATCCTGCCAAGGTGCAGTTTATTTTGCAGGTAGCTTTTTCGGGTTTCCACCAACTCCCGTGTGGCTTCCACATCATGCTTGCAGTAGAAGATCATTTCTTCCAACTCCGCATCCGTCAGCGGGTGGTCGATGTTAAAGTCCACGGTGCTTTCCTGCACCGACATTCCCAAGTGACCCTCAATGGCTTTCAGGGAAAGACCCTGTTGGGTATCGTCCCGGATATCGACATTGTTGAACCAATACCGAATCTGCTGCATCAGGGGGTGTTCCCACCCTCTCCCGCCGTGGATCAGGTAATCGTTCAGTTCTTTGATCTCGTCCGGGTCACATCCTCCGCAGACCGCTTTCATAATGAATTGGTCGTAATCCTTGGTGTTGAACCCGATGTAGATCGTGTCATCGTTCACGAAGTTGACCACGCCCTCGTTGTCGTTGTGGAACACCGTGAACTCCCCGGTTTCGTAGTCCTGAAAGACCACCAGCCAATCGTAGGCGGTCACTTCAAAGTCATAAATCTGGATGTTCATCCCTCATCGGCTCCCTGCTGCGCCAGCCATGTTCCCTCGTCATAGACCATTTCCCCAACGTGACCGATCTTGATCCGGGAATCACACCAGAACTTGTAGCCCAGCTTCGCAGCTTTCCAACAGAAGGAGTAATCCTCGCCAAGCTGGGGCAGGGGGTCGAACGGCGGTTGACCGAACGCAGCAGCCACTTCCTTAATCATCTTGACGCTTGTCATGCAGCACCCGAACCCGGCTCCCCCGATCTCAAAGGTGCTGTTCTTCGGATAATCGTTGTAGGGCGTTGCGTCATGGATGATCCTGTCCTCCTTCTGCTCCCAGATAATTTCCTTCATGATCCGGGGCGAGGTCGGCAGGGATCGTCCGAAACACAGGGCTGAAACGAACTCCCGGTCATACTGTGCGTGTGCCATCAGGCGTTTCACCGTATCAGGCGGGAACACCATGTCCGAGTCGATCCACACGATGTAGTCAAACCCGTTCTGGATCGCCGTGAGTGCCATTTTGTTTCTCGCCATATAAACCAACGATCCAACTTCCATCGTCTGACTTACCCTGCCTGAAGCCTGAAGCTTCATCATGGACAGGTAGAACTGCGTGTTGATCGTGTGGATCGCCGGGGTTGCGATTAAAACTTTTGGATTTATCATTGGATTGGTTACTCTCCTTTCACGAAAAAGGCGTGTGCCTTTCGATAGTGTGTGCAGCGTTCTTTCCACGCTTTCATGCAGTAGGGAATCCGGTTGTCCACGAAGTCATAGGCAATCGGCTGCTCCTTACCGGGAAATGTCCGGGCGATTCGTCCGATGCTCTGTACCACCGTTGCGTGGTACTTCTGCGGGGTTGCCAGAAACAACCGATCCAGCCGGGGAACATCCAGCCCTTCTTTGGCGAGGGCGTAGGTGGCGAACAGGTATTGCTTCTCGCCCGTCCTCATCTGCTCCAAGGCGTTCTCCCGCAGGGCTTTCTCCTTCTTGCTGGTCATCTTTCCGTCAATCATGACCGCCTTTTTCCGCATCTCCGGGGGCAGGTTGTTCATGATCTGCGCCAACTGTTCCAACCGATCTGACAGGATCAGGCAGCTATGCTCCTTCTCCATGAACAGGTAGCGGTTAATCAGCAGGTTCCGCATCTCGTCCTTACACAGCGAGGTAATCATGCCCGTGTAGTTCAGCGTCCCGTCCTCGTTCAGACATTCCGCATCGAGTCCCCGGTCGGTCGCAATCGCCTTGATCCCGACCTTCATGATCTTGTCTGCAACAGCTTCGTCCGGGACTTTGTACACGACCTCGCCCAGCAAGGCTTTCGTTGCCCGGATCAGCCCGTCACTTCTGTCCGGTGTTGCGGTCAGCCCGTATTTGTGCCTTGCCGACAACCCGCCGAGAACCTTGGAGTATTGCGTCATCCGTGTCGGGCTTCCTGAAACCCTGTGGGCTTCGTCCACGATCACCACATCCCACATATCCCGGTAGTCAGCCAGATTCAGCTTGACCATCGTCTGCACCGTGGCGAACGTGATACCTTTCCCGATGTTGACCTTGCCCTCCGTGATCGTTCCCATCAGGCTTTTGTCGATATACCGTTCAGCCCGTTCCTTACTCTGCCGAAGCAGGTCTTGGGTGTGGCAGAGCCACAATGCCCGTGTTCCCCATGCTTGGATCAGGGCGATCCCGATCTGGGTCTTTCCGCTTCCCGCTGCGCTTTCCAACATCCCGTACTTGGCTTTCTTCATAGCTTCCAAGGCTTCGGTCTGGTAATCGTACAGGGGAATCCGCTTTCCGTAATCCACACTCCCTGCGTAGCAGAAGTCCGTGTAGACCTCGCCTTTCCGCAGGTACGGCAGGATTTCCCGCAGCGTCCCGAAGGGGAGGATGATCCTGTTTCCGTGTCTCTCATACAGGGTCAAAGTCTGGGGCGTGTTCCACGTACTGTATCCCAACCGCATTTTCTTCGTGTATTCCGGGTTCGGCAGGTTCAGGTTCCGGTTCGCCCACGCTGTCAGTTCCTGGATCGGATCACTCACGGTGATCTTGTTGCTGATGACGGTGTTCATCGGTCGTACAACTCCAAGAATCTCTTAAAGGAAATCAGGTTGAACTCGTTCCGGTCACGTTTCAGAGAAAGGGATTTCGTACCCTGTAATTGCTCGGCGTTCTTTGCACTCTGGTAGTCCAGCATCAGCACATCCCCGTTCGACCCTTGCAGGGCGAAGAAGGGAACTGCGTTTCCGCACCGCATCCACAAGTCCATTGCGCTTCGCTGGTTCGGCTCCATC